TAGAAATATCAGTTTCATCATCAATGTAACTTAATGTATATTCAACCTTATCAAATATTGTTTTTTGATATTCTGGATATGAAACTTTAGTTAAATCACTATTAGGATTTTTGTTTAAAACCGCTGGTGATAAAGGTGTAACCCCTGTATATGAATATGATGGTGATCCTTTATAGATATTCTCACTTAATTGAAGTTGAGTACCTGAATAATCATATAAGAAAAATTCAGATACATTATCTGCTAACCATTTCCAGTAATACTTTACTTGAACATCATTATTGAAGTTCTCTCTTGGTCTTCTAAAATAATCTCTTGTTTTTAACCAAATATCAGGTCTTGGTACATAATCAGGATGTAAACTACCATACATTGTATTTTGTTCTATTGATACTGATTGAATTGTAGTTACCACTGCAGTATTATTTAAGTGTACTTTAATTTCAACCACATTATTTGTAGATGGTTGTATAAACCACATTGATTTTCTATCTGGATTATAAGTTAACTTTGTTGTAGGTGCTGTCTGTACATTAGGTATAAATGAATTAGTAAGTGGATCAATTATAACAACATTATTATCACTTGATGATAAATAAATTGAACCATCATAAGGATTTAGTGCAATATAACCATGATGTGAAACATCTGTATAATCAATTAAACTTCCAGTAACACCTATTCTTGTGAAATTATTACTTAAATCTGATACATTTAATTCACCAGTTAAATTATTAAATATTAAATCAACACTTGTAGATGAAGGTAAAGAAGTTATATTTAATGAACCATTATCAATAATATAAACACTACTACCATATACATAAACACTCTTATTTACTGGTTCATAAAATATATTAGATGCACCACTTATTGAAAATGTTGCCATTATTTCTTTTGTAATTCCATTAATTTTATGAACTAAATTTACACCAGTAATATACATAGAATCTTCATAGTCATTAAAAACCATTTTACCATTATGAGATGATGTTACTATATTATAAGGAGTTGAAAGATTATTATAACTAAATACATCTACTTGTGTTAAATTACCATAAGTAACATAAACATCACCATTGTTGTTATTAATACTTAAATCAATTGCATCACCAGCCAATACTATGTTTGATAATACTATATTTGTAACTGGATCAAATACATTAATTGAATTTTTTGATAAACAATAAACATAGTTATTAACTATATTATATTCCATTTTAATACTTTGTGTATTACCAGGTAAATCTATTGTACTTATTGGTAATCCATAGTATGAATCTATAACACCAACACTATTATCTCCAAATACATAAACACAATTTGATAACTCAACATATTTAATATCAACCATTCCAGATACACCCAAATAAGAATCTGTTGTATAAGTATTAGGTGAAAAATTTATATTAAATTCTGATGCACTGAATGATAATATGTCAAATTCACCTGATGTTCCATTCATTGTATTAAATCCACATCCAGTTTGACCAAAACCTAAACTAAATGCAATAGTAACAAATGGTGATTTATTACAAATAAAATTATTAACATCCCAAAAAGGACCTTGATAACTCAAATTTAAAACTTTAGGATCCAAAAACTCAACACTATATTCTTGATTAACATATGGATAGTAAGTATTATTAATTGAAAATACCATACCAGTTGCAAATCCAGCTTGTTCAAATGATGCAGATGAGGTTGCAGTTAATATAACTTCATTTGATGCTATTAACAAACCATCATTACCTTTCATTTTCTTGGTGATTTTATAATCATTTATTCCTGGTAAATTAATTTTACCAGTTGATATAGTATAATCCAATCTATTCTCTGTTTGTTTAATATTAAATAATAATAAGTTATTCTTAACTTCTGTAACAATACCATATTCTAATAAATTTTTAGAATATAAGTTGCTCCAATTTTTTAAAGTTGTAGGAATATCAGCAACAGATTGTGAATTTTTAGTTGTTGCTACAATATGGTCTTTATTATTTATATTTATGTTCAATGAAGGTCCTAAATCATTAAATAAAACTCTTGAATGTTCTATATAACAATTTGCAGTAGAACCAACCTTAATTTCATTTATAGTAATTGGAACATTTGGATATTCAGTAATAATCAATATAGAATTAAAAAACATTATATTGTTATTATTAGGAGTTTGTGTATATTGTAACTCTACATTAATACCCAATTTGTATAATTCTAAATAATTTCTTGATAACCAATTTCTTAGTGTTCTATCAATAGTTCTTGTCATATCAAGAGTTGATCCATTATAAATATAAGCTACTTCTTCTTCATAAACTTGTTTGTTTATTATTAATTTCAATCCATACTCATCTAAATCAGTAAAAACAATATTGTATTTATACCTCTCAGAGAAGTCATAATTTAATTCTTGTTGTAAGACTTCTTTTGTTCCTATAAGTCTCTCAAATGTCTTTAATTCACCTCCTATAGAGTATGTATCTCCTACTTGAGTTTGATAAAAGTTAACAATTGCATATTTACTTGGATAAATTAAATCTGCTTTAAGATAATTATCTTGATAATAAAGGTCAATATTATAAAGTTGAAATTCTGTCTTATATTTATCAGCAATAGATGCCAATGTAATAGAAGATGATGTATTACCAACTTGAGTATAGTAATATCTATCAGTAGTTAAATATAATTGTGCATAAAGTAAAGACTCTGTATATGTAGCTTCATTTACTTTAATATGTGTTGGATTTGACCAGTGAATTGTGTCTGTTGCAGGTGTTATATATGAAGTATCTTGTGATGCATGACTATGTGTATAAGCTAATATACATTCATAAAGTGTTCCTTTGTATGTTACTTGATCTAATAAATCATAATATGTAATATTGTTATTAGTTTCAAAATCTATTCTATCTTTAACAGTTAGGAAATTTTGATTATCCATAGAACCTACAATTTTGAATACTTGACCTGATTTCAATACTTTTGGAAAATGAAAATAATCATTAATTATAATTTTGTTATCAGATGTGATAGTTAATCCACCATCATATAATTTTGGTAAATCTGTTCCTAATTTAACCTCAATAACTAAGTCAGTATTTGAAGGTAAAGTAAGTACATCTAAGAAATACTCATAACTAATTATATCTGTTATTTCTGGATTCTCTATTGTATAAGTACCATCATTCAATGTACTATTAACTACATTAAGTTTTTTACCCACATATAACTTATCATAAAAGTTTGGTTCTGACCAATCAGATATATTATTAATATAATTAGTATCAATATAGTTATAAACACCAATTGCATCAACACTTGATATAAATTTACCAGTATATGTTAATGAATTTGAATATTGAGTATAGTATGTAGTTTCAAAAGTTGAATTATCAACAGTTGATATAATCATAATAGCATTTTTCTTAGAACCTACAACTACAAATGATTGGTCAGGATTACTAAACTCTAATAATGTGTTATTGAATACTACTAATGTACCTACTGGAAACTTAACTTCAAAGTGTTCACCATATATCCATTTAGAATAAAATGAAGGATCATTATTAACAGGTTCTATATTAGTTATTTGTTCAGGAACATTTGTTTTTGAACCATAAAAATGAATTCCAAATTCATTAAATAACTGAAACTTATTAGTACCCATATCACCAATTGATTCAAACTCAAATGTTGGTACTTTCTCTAAAGTATAAAGTGCATATGTTTTAAATGTATCTGTTGAGTTCTCATCAAATAAAAGAGAACCTTCAAATAATTGTGTATTTTCATTATAGTTTAAGTTTAGACTATCACCGCTCTTATTGAAAAAATGTAGATTTTTATGACTTGACATTAAGTTTAATTATGTTTTCAATATATATTAATTTTTGAGTTCTTGATATTAATATATAAATAAAATTAATTTTTTATAAATGAAATATTTAAAACTATTTGAAAGATTCTCAACATTTGAACATGATTTTGGTCAATTCAAAATTAAAGTAGTTGATGCAGGACCAAATAACTATGATGGTGGAATACAAGTAGATTCCGCAACTATTACTTGTGATGGTAAAGAATACTTCTTTGAATTACATACACCAGTAGGTGGTGAGGGTGAAGTACATGTAAAATATTTATCAGGTGATGATGAAGAGTTTGTTAATCACTTTGGATTAGAAGAAGATACATTTATTGATGAAAGTGAATTAAGTGAATTTCTACAAGTAAATTCACCTGATTGTGTTGGTGATGAAACTGAAATTGATGGTTATGAAATGGAAATTGCTGATTTTAATCATGATGGTGGAATGGAATTAGGAACTATAGAAACAATTATAAATGGTGAGGAAATTCAATTTGAGATGTTACAAGATGCAACTACTGGTTTTGGATTTTCTGTTGATTTCCTTAGAAATGATGATGAAGAAAAAGCAAAAAAATAGGATTTGAACTTACTGAGGAATTAATAGAGTACTTATTCAATGAATATGATAGAATCTGTGCAGAAAAAAGATAATAAAAAATGAAATACTTAAAACTATTTGAAAAATTCTTAGATACATCTTGGGAAGATAAAAATGGTGACAAAATAACAATCAAAGAAGTTATTAAATACTTAGATGAAAAAGGAGCACCAGTTGAAGAATTAGAAACAAAATTATTAAAAGATATAATCATAGATGTAGAAAGAGATCCAAATAGAGTAGATAATGCAGATTTAGATTTTCCAATAATAGTATCCAGAATAGATGGTAAATTCTCAATGGTTCTTGATGGACAACATAGAGTAGCAAAATCTCTTAAAAATGGTATCAAAACTATAAAAGCAAGGGTTTTAGAATTAGATAATGCACCAAAAAAATATAAAAAAATGTTTAAATAATATGAAATACTTAAAACTATTTGAATCATTCTCTGGAAAAATATCAGAGAACTTACAATACCACATTGATAATAATAAACCTATTGTGGAAAATGTATTTAGACCAGGGTCTAATAAATACTTTGATTTAATCAAAGAAGCAAGAGAGTTATATGACAATAACCAAATTGAATTATCTGACTTAGATACTGAATTATTTGAATCAACTGATATAGGTAGATTTGCAGAATATGAAGGTGCTTCTGTTCCATTAGATTTACCAATGGAAACTATACAAGAATTAAATGAAGCAGAATATCAAGGTAAATCAGTAGAATTAAATAAACCTATGAGAGGTGGTGCTAAGAAGTATCATGTTTATGTTAAAAATCCTAAAACAGGTAATGTTAAAAAGATTTCATTTGGTGATGTTCATGGTGGTTTAACTGCCAAAGTAAGTGATCCTAAAGCAAGACACTCTTTTGCAGCAAGACATAAATGTGATACTAAGAAAGATAAAACTAAAGCAGGCTACTGGGCGTGCAGAATTAACAAATTTGGACATCTCTGGAATGGCCAAACTTATCCAGGATACTGGTAGTTATTAGGTGGAAAGAATATTTTAATATATACATAAAAAAAAATAATTTTTATGCAAATATATAAAATAACCAATTTAATAAATAATAAAATATATATTGGAAAAGATACAACTTCTGATCCTAATTACTTTGGTTCTGGATTACTTATAAGTAGAGCCAAAGAAAAATATGGACTATCAAAATTCATAAAAGAGATTATTGATGAAACAAATGATTATAATGAACTATCTGTGAAAGAAATTTACTGGATAAGTTTTTATAAATCAAATGATAGAAGCATTGGATATAATATCTCAAGTGGTGGAGATGGTGGAGATACTTTATCAAACCATCCTGATTTAGAATTAATAAGAGAAAAAATATCAAATAATAGCAAAACTAAAGGTAAAACTTATGAAGAAGTATTTGGTGTTGAAAATGCAAAGATATATAAAGATAAATTATCAAAATCAAATAAAAGAATCTTACTTGGTAAAACATTTGATGAATTATATGGTATTGATGACTCAAAAAGAATAAAAGAAATTATTAGTCTTAATAGTAAGAAAAGTTGGACCAATGAGAGAAAACTAAAGCACTCAGAAAACTCTAAATTAAATATACATAAATCTTTATTATCAGAAAAATCAATAGAAAATAATAGAAAATATCTAGAAGAAAGATGGAATAATTGGAAATATGATGAGGAAAATTTAATTAAAAAAATGATTAGTGATAATTCAATAAATGATTTAATTGAATATACTAAAAAAATACCCAATACCTTATTTAATAATAGAAAAGAGTTTTATGAATTTATTGGAAAAGATTTACAAAAAATAATAAAATTTGAATTTAACAAAAGAAGAAAACCTAATTCATTGAATGAAGAAAATAAAGTTAAGATTTATATTGAAAGTAAAGAGTATGAATCAATTACATATGCAGCTAAAGTTCTTAACATAGAAAGGTCCTTAATAAGATATAGATTAAAGTCAAAAAATTACCCTGAGTATTTTTATATATAGAATATGAAATATTTAAAATCTTTTAATGAAAGTAAATCTACTGATGATTATAGAGTAGAAAAAGCTAATAGAAATTCATTAACATGGTATAATGGAGATAAAAAATGTGGGTTATTTGACTTTTTTACTAAAGAAAATGATATTGCATATATAATGGGTTATAGAAAAGATGATAAATTTGTTGATGGTTATCAATTTATAAAACTAAGTATTGATTATTTACTTAATAATGACATGAAAGCTGTTGTATCAAGTGGTAATAGATCACCACAAGCAGCAATTGTTTGGCAGAGATTAGAAAAAGAAGATAAATATAATGTTGAAACTATTAATCGTGATTTCCCAGGATATATACCTGATAGACATAGTGAAAAAATAATTACTCTAAAATAATATGGAATTACCTTTTAAAGAAGAAGTAGTATCAGATAATGTATTTATAAGAGTGTTTAAACAAGATACAGACTCTGGAGATTATTTATGGCACAGGGATAGGGAAAATAGAATAATTGAATCTATTGAGAATACAGATTGGATGATACAATTAGATGATGAATTACCTAAAGTTATTCAAGGTGAAGTTTTTATACCTATGGGAGTTTACCATAGAGTTATAAAAGGAAATGGAGATTTGAAAATAAAATTAATAAAAAACCCTATATAATAGGGTTTTTATAATTTAATTCATGATTGAATCTTTCTTTAATATATCCAGATAGAATAGAACATTTTTCATATTCCTCTTCTTCTTCAAGTGTTTTAACTACTTTAGTTAAATATTTCTCAGAATACAATTTTAATTTTCTATCATAAGGTGTTCCTGATTTTACCCTATTAAATACTATACAAGCTGTTGTTTCCATAATTAATCTTTTTTAGAACTAAAGTTCTCATTATAAATTCTGATAACTTCATCAAATTCAGTCATTACACCACTTTTGAACTTTTCATTATCATACTTTTGTTTCAAAATATACTCTTTTATGTAATCTCCATAATCAAGTTGTATAGAGATGTCTAAATTAGCCTCATCAAATTCTTCTTCCTCTTCTTTTTTCTTTTCTTCTTCCTCTGGTGTTAAAACAATATCATCAATATAATCAACTGATGCAAATGAACCATTCTCTAATATCATTTCTAACTTTCTTCTTAACTTTCTATTTGAAATTAACAAGTTATTTGAAATTGAAATATCAATATAATCATTAGAGTTCTTTAATAAGTCTAATTCTTCAACATCTTTCTCACTTATAACTTTATGTTTTCTAAATACAGGTGAATAAGTATTTGGTATAAAATCTACTTCATCTTCTTCTAAATCCAATACAGTTATTCCTTTTTGATCATTATAATCATTTCTATCCATTTGGTATAATGAACCAATAAATGTAAAGTTTTTTTGAATTTGTCTAATATGAATATGTCCTGAGAATACTCTTGAATACTTACCAAAATCTTCTACATCAATCTTATCAGCATTTCTATGAGCTACTGAGTTTAGGTGCATTTTACAACCATTTAAGTCTGAGTGACACATTAAGTAATCACCAGGATTTAAAGCTATTTCATTTATCATATCTAATCTCTTTTCAACCCAAGGCATTAGAACTATTTTTTTACCACCTAATTCTAAAGTGGTTGTTTTTTGATGTACAGTTATATTATCAATATAACCATACAATCTTACTGAATTAACTTCATTAGTTCCTTTATTGAATAGGTCATGATTACCAACCATAATATGAACTGGTAATATTTTTGACAATTCAGTAAGTATTTTTTCTACTTTATTCATTGTAATAATAGGAATACTATTTCTATTATCAAATAAATCACCAAGGTGTATTAGAACATCACCTGGTTTAACATTTTCTTTTAAATAAGGAATTACAAAATTATAGAAGGTTGATTCCATCATATTTTGCCATTTATCTAAATTATTTAAGTAAATACCAAAATGGGTATCAGTTATCATATAAACTTTCATTACTACATAATTATTTTTTATTTATATGGTATTATAAGTAATAAGTTAGAAAAAAAGCATTTTTTTATACTAATATATAGTATAATAAAAAAAATATAGAATATGAAATTTGTAAAATTATTTGAAGACTTTGGTGAAGAAAATCCATTTGACAATATGGCAAAACCATTAAGAGATGTAATAAAAGGTGATTATCAATATGGTAGAAAAGCATCAAAAATAGGAAATCAAGAAGAACTTCCTGAAATTTTAGGTACTGCAAATACAGAAGAATTTATATCAATGTTAGATAGTGCAGGTGAACTAAGTGAAACTAATGCAACAGTTTGTTTATTACAAGCAGTAACATTTGGTAGAGTTGAAATAGTAAAACATTTACTATCAATTCACACATATAAACCAGAGAATATTGAATTAGCAACTCAATATACAGAGCTAACAAGAAAACCAATAACTCCTGAGGTTAAAAGTGAGTTATTATCAATATTATCAAAATAATACAAAGTAAGAGAAATTAAAATATTTAATATATAATTTAATAACTTTAGAAGTTAACTAAAAAATAATAAAAAAAACATGCCATTACCACATTATACCCAGATAGCAGGTGTAGGATCACCAGGGGGACCTGGAACTCTTCCAGATGAAGTAGTTTACAAAAATCTGTTTGAGATTACATTTATTTTACCTGTACTTTTACAAGCTCAAGGTAGAAATCCAATATTATTGTTACAAAATGCAACTAAGATTAGTTTACCATTAACTGAGTTTGATGTTACAACTAAACAACAAAGATTCAAATATTCAACTAGAGTATTCCAAACAACACCAAATAAAACTGATGGTATTTTGGGTATTCCAATTCAGTTGAATGTTAATCAACAAGGTTCTATTGAAAACTGGAATACTATGAAAGCATGGTATGATTTAGTATTCAATTCACAAAATGGTGCACTTCACTATAAGAGTGATATTATTGGTACTATTATTGTAAATATGCATGATAAAAAAGGTGTTGTTTTAAGAAGAGTAACATTCCAAAACTGTCAAATAACTAAACTTGGAGCATTTGATTTAGATTGGTCTTCTAATGATATTATTAATGAGGTTCAAGCAGATTTTGTTTATGATTATTTCATTGATGAGTACATTGATAATAACTTTACAATTACTCCTCCATTGGTTTCAGGATATTAATCTTTTAAACTATAAAAATAAAAAAATCCATCATTTGATGGATTTTTTTTATTTTAGAACTTTGGTATTTGCATATTACTTGTCATATTCTGTGCACCTTTCATCATTGAACTTGTATCAGGCATTGATGCAGATTGAGATTCTTCATCTTTCTTACGTTGATTTTCTTCTTCTTCAATAATTTCATTTACAATGTTAATATTTTCCTCTAACATCCAATAAGGCCATTCATCCATAGATACTTCTTGTGTATGGAAGTGTTTTTGAAGTAGTAATTTATTCTTTAATATATGCTTCAAAGGCATCATGAATAACGAAAATACTTGATGTTCCGTTGGGAAACTGCATCTCTGCGGTAACCTCCTCACCGCACTCACATTGTTTTTTCAACTCTTTAATACCAAAAGTTAATTTACCAACTGCAGCATTTAAGAATTGGAAATCTGCATCACTCATACTTTGAAACTCTACAAGTTTAGCTTTAATTCCATCATAAGTAATGTTTGATCTACCACCTAACATAAAAGGAATTATTTTCAAAAATGATAAATTTGGAGCCACTTTATTATTATTCTCAGTAACAATATAATCAGTAAAAGCTTTTTGTAAACCAATATTTGGTGGTGTTAATTCAAATTGACTACCTGATTTAGTTTCAAAATAATAACAATTACGTGCTGTACTGAAATACTTAGATAAGTTTGGATCAATCTCATGAAAACTAAAGTTTTTTCTAGTTAATTCTAAAGAAACATCAGTACCACAAGTACATTTAGCACTAACATTTAATGTATTTCCTTGTTGGAATGTTAATTCTCTAATTAAGAAAATTAAAAACAATCTATCTTGGTCTTTAATTTCTAAGAAAGAACCAATTCTTCCATCAGGATATTTAATTCTAACACAAGATTGTAACATATCATTCATCTTTTCTACAATATCATAAAAGTTATTATCATCAACCATTGAGTATGCTTGAATTTCTTTTACTTTTGCAGGTCTTACCATAAATAAAGAACCTGTTGGGTAAAATTGACCACAAGGTAATTCTCTAATATCACAATTAAAGTACTGCAAATCTTCAACTTTTGTAGCTTCAACTTGAGTTTCTTGTTTGAATGGAATATCCGAAAAAGGTGAATTTTTACCTGCTTCCATATCTCCTAAATGTCTTTTTAAGTATTCTTCTTCTGACATCTCATCTTTTTTATTTGACATAATTTATTTTATTATTTTTTTCTACATATTATATATTGATATGTATTTGTTCTCTATCTTTATTATATAAAATAATCTAAATTATGTTTACAAAAAAACCCTTAGATTTCTCTAAGGGTTTTTATTAATTTATTATGAATTATGCATTTAAGAATCCTCCTGCTGCAATAGCACCAGTTCTTAATATTGTAATGTTATTTACAATGATTCCCATACCTTTGATTGGTTCTACATAAGTATCAAGAACACCAATTTGGTTGTCAATGATTTCTGCTGTATTATTCTCATCATCCATTTTGTTAAAGTAGTTATATAAACCATTTTTACTTACATAAGTCTCACAGATAACATCTGCTCTTAATTTAATTTCAGCTCTAACATCTGGAGTATTGAATTTCCATTGGTAGTCAAGTAACATTCTTGATAATTCTCTTTCAAGTTCAATTAACACCTCTCTAACGTGGATGTAAGAAAGAGCAGATTTGTATAATACTAAAGCAGTGTTTTCTGTTTCAATAACATAACCTCTATTCTTTTTCAACACAATTGGGTTAATTTGAGCTGGGTTTAAGAACTCAATATCACTTGGGTCAAAGTCAATCTCTAATCCTGCAATGTTTGTAACTCTACCATTTGTAACACCAGCTGCAATAGTCCAAGGAGTAACTGCACTAACATTAGAAATGTGTTTTCTAACATATGTAGTTGCTACATAAGATGCAGGTGGGAAGTTTAATGGTCTACCATTATCATTTACCACTACATAAGGAGTAAAGTAACCTACTGCAGAAACACCAGTTCCTTCACCAAATGAATACAAGAATGCAGGATTGCTTTGTGGATTTCCACCTTTTGCAATATACTCTGCTTGTAAAACACCTTCTGTGTTAACAAAACTTGGAGAAGATGAATTTTTGAATGATCTGATTGATGGCATATTGATGAAACCAAATGCATCTAATCTTTCACCACAAATATCAACTAATTGTTGTTTAGATCTTTCTATTAATCCTAATCCAAATGAGTCAACTAAATATCTAAAGTCAAATGCTTCTTTGTTTGTTAAAGCTTTGAATAATGGTGTTCCTTTTGCAATTCCATTTAAAATAGTATTTTGTCTTGTTTCAGTACCATCAGGTAAAGAAGCTTCTCTAATTCTAAATCCTTTTAATGCAATAGCTTTATAAGTTGTTGCATATTGGTCAATAGTTGCATATCTTGTTGTTTGATAATCTCCACTACCAGGTACTAATTCTTTAGTATATATCTTAGCATCACAAGTGATTTCAGATAATGTAGTATCTCCAACATATTGTCTTTTACTTAATACTCTTGTAAGTTTTCTAGCATATTCTTGACCAAGAGGAAGAGTAATTCCATCAGTATCTGCTTCTAAGAAATCACCAACTTGTAATTCAGTGTATCTTGCACCATTAACTAATATTTTATTAGGAACTTTAACATATCCTGTAGGATTTTCTATTTCAATAGTTTCTTTTAAGTTTGATAATTCAGACTGAATATAAATAGTGTTATATGGTATAATATCAGTAAGTGGAGCATCAGTAGTTAATCCACTATCTACAAATTTAACATTCAAAGCACCAGTTGTATCAATATACATACTAAGATAATTTTTATTATCAACTGAAAATATTGCATTTACTCCTGTTAATGCTTCATAAGTAACATTTTCAGAAACTTCATAAGCATACCAATTTGCATAATTTGTACCTAATAATGCTTGTGCCAATTGTTTAGCAGTTTGTCCATGATTAACTGAATTATTAACTATTGTAAATATTCCAGTATTTAATTGAGATGAAGGAACTATAATATGTTCTTCTGAAACTAAACTAATATCATCTTTTAATATAATATAATTGTATCCAGCATATATAGAATCAACACCTTGTGCAGTCTCACCACCAATAAATGTAAGTGATGTAGTAGCAGCAGTATTAGCATCAAATGTACTTCCTTCTAAATACAATCTATTATCATATAAGAAATCTCCAGTATTAATAAAACCATTATAAAAGTCTAAATAGAATTTAGAATATTTACCAACAACACCAACACCTGTAGTATCTGCCATATCATCTTTAGTAACAACTCCATCAGTACCTAATATAAACTCATTATCAATAGTATAGAAGTTTAAGAAACCAGCACAAATTGTATCAATACCACCACCATAGTAATTTTG